CCATCTTCCATTTCATGCATACCTTCTGGTATGTCATCTTCAAAATTTAATGGAACTTCGGGTTGTAACATAGAACCTGTTGTATCCATGTCTACTTCTCCGCCTTCGGCGTATCCTCTTTGTAATGGGCTGTACATAAATTTTTCCTCTGTTGGTTGGGTAGGCACAGAACTTTTTTCTAATCTTCTAGATTCTCCTTTTAGAGTTTCAGGATAAGTTGCTTCCATCATTAATAATCTTGCTGAATCTTCTAGTAATCCGCCTCGTGCCATATTCATTCCCCTGTATTTCATTGGTGTTGGTCTTCCTAATTGACGGCAAGCTTCTGCATTGCCTAAATCACAGGCTTGTTCTAACTCGTCTCTAGTAGTTTGTTTACTCATTTAAGTATTGTTTTTCTGATGTTTAAGATTTGTTCTGTCAAAGCAAATCTTCCTTGAGCTTTGTATATTTCTTTATCTTCAGTAGAGTTCATTGCTCTTTTGACAGACATTTTTTGTTCGTCTTCTAAATACTCTTCAAACAATTGCCAAGTAGGTGAGGACACTAAACTCTTTAGTTTGTTTATGTCCATTGTTAGCCTTGTGGCATTTGCATTTCTGGTGGAATTGGAGGAGTATTTGCACCACCACCTGCACCACTAAAACCTTCTTGTCCCGGTTGAGCTGCAGTACCCGGCGCTATTTCTCCACCCATTTCATCAGTAGGTGCTTGAGCTTGTTGTTGATTCTGAAGCCCTATAATTTCTGCATAGATTGCCGCTTCTTCAGGCGAGTTAATTATTTCTTCTGGGTCAAAGTCAAGACTATATGCTAACTCTTGAATAATTTTTGAAACTTTAACAAATGGCGCTACTGCTGGNTTNTGTACTGATTGTAAGAAAGTTGTTAGTCTTTGAGACCTAACTTCTTTTTGCATAAGTGAACTAGTTCCTGTAGCTTTAATTTCAAGGTCTCCAATAACATTTAAATCTCCTTCGTAAAATTGCATGTTCCATTGATAAAACGCTATACCTAATGGCTTTAATAAAAAATCATCTAAGTTTTTAACAACTGTCTTTATGTTAAGAGAGGCTGCTCCCATTAACATAGACATACCTGATGCTGTTCTTGTCATTCCCTGAACACCAGTATTACCATGAGAGTAAGAAGGTATTCCTGTTGCTTCGTCTGCTAGTTGTCTAAATCTATCAAACATCTGCATATTCTCTGGCGCTGTGTTAGGAAACTTTAATCCGTATATAGACTGACCGGGCATACCCGCTTGTCTTTTAAATATCTTGCCGGGGTATATTTCCATAGACTGACCACTAACCAAAGCAGCTTCATCTATATCAAATACTAAAGAACCCGCTAATGCTAAATTATCTATAGCCATTCTTGCATGACCATTCATAATTTGTTGTGCGTCTTCCATGTTTTCTGGAACTCCGACACCCCAAAAAGAATAAGGATTCTTTTCATAAGGGAATGCATGATAAGGTAGTCTGTTAGGTTTGAAAGGATTTGCAACTATTCTTAATATTTTACCCATGCAAATCCAAGCATTGATTTGTATTTCTTCTAAATCATCTACACTATCAGAAACATTAAGACCGGCTTCTCTAGCAAACTCCGCATCCATTGTACCCCAGTATTCTAATACTTCGTATCTTTCACTTTCATTCCAACTAGTATTATTATCTAGTTTTATTTCTCCTTCAAAAGAACGCTTATTATAATTGTAACCTTGTCTAATGCATTCTAATATTTTTTCTTTATCAAAGAAAGGTCTATTCATTAACCCTCTTAGTTGAGATTTATTATACTTGTGTCTGTGTACAGCCCATTCAGCATCATCCATTGATGTTGCATTAGGGTCAGGGTAAAAATCCCAAGCACTAACAAACTCTAAACGAGGTACTCTTACTGCTTCCGGGTTGTAAGTTCTCTTACCTTCTTCGTCAGTTTCCCATGCATGTAATGTTTTATTATGATTAAATGGACCTTTGACGATACCTGTCCCCAAAAGTACCGCTTCAAATAACGCATTACGCAGCTCCGTTGTTCCGTTAGATTCTTCAATCTGGTCATGGATTAACTTCTCCATTCTTCTTGCCGCTATCTGAGCTGGTTGTATTTGTGGCATTTCAGGAGAACGAGCGCTCCCTTTTTCCAAAACTACTTCACCGTCTTCATTTGTATACTCTTCTTCTAACGACCCAAGAAATTTATCCGAGTCTGTTTGTATTGCTCCCGGCTTTAGTTCGTTGCCGTCTCCAGCAAACCCGACATCAAAGGGACTGAAGTTGCCTCTGTTGTCACCGGTTATTCCTTCTTGTGGTTGATAATCTAAATTACCTTCTAGTTCTGGTGACACATCCATTGCGTTACCAATTGTTTCTTTTAAAGGATTTAGATGTGCAAACTCTGCTATACCATCAGGTAAAAGAGTTTCTTGAATTTGTAGTGGAAACTTGTTACCAGAAAAAACTACATCTGCAAGTTGACCATAGGCTGCTAATGTTTTAGTCTTTGTTACTTTAATAAAGACTTTTGATTTTTCGTTTTCTTTAAATCTTACATTCTTATTATAAACGCCACGATAATTGTGATAAGAATTTAACCAACGAGCTTCATCATCTTGTCTTCCACGTTCTGCTGCTTCAAATTTTTCTTGAACTAAACCAGCGAGTCTAGAAATAAAGACTTGATTTTCTTCTTCAGGCATATCTTCTTCTGTAGATAAGCTATCAAAATCATCAGCAGACTCAAAAGGCTGCTCTGCTTCATTAATATTATATTTAATTTTTTTGTCAGCCATGCCTATTAAATTTTAATAAAACCAATAGGTATACAGTATAGCGCTATTTAAAGGTTTTGTCAACCCCTAATCTAAAAATAAATTGAAAATAATTCAATATCCAAATATTTCATCGGAAGCCTGTTGTGTATCTAAGTTTCTTTTAAATTCAAACATGCTGTCTTGTAACGTAGAACGAGGTCTTGACATTATCAAATAACGCAATGCATCATAAGCATGGTCAGGTGCTTTAGTGTCTACATCTTCAGGTCTTGTTTTATCTACAGGTATTGTTTGTAATTCTCTTATAAGATGTGGACAAGAGTTAAATATTTGCATCTTAGGTCTGCCATCTATCTTATTAGCTTTAAGTCTTTCATGTACTTGTATCTTACCAGCCAGTCTGTTTTTATCTGCTGGTCGTAGTTTATGTCCACCTCTAACAAGTATCTCTCCAATAGTCGGACCAGTATAACCTGTTCTGTTCCAAGCCGCACCGTCTAACACGCCCGGTATAGAATAAGCGTCATCTGTTTCATAAGCTGTCATTCTTTCTGCTAGGTCTTCTCCGGTTAAACCTTTTTGATATAACTCTCTATATACAATAAGCGTATCATCGTCTGGGTCAACCGCTGCCCATATTACAGCAGACTCCGCAGAATAACCATAGTCAACTCCTTTAAGTCTTGACCAACTAGGAGGTATATCAAAAGGAGGTATAATATGTTTTTCTGTATCAAACTCTACGAATGCTGCTCCTTCGTTTATATCCCAGTTACCTTCTAGTAATTGTTTTCTTTGTACTGGAGGAAGAGACTCCAACATTTTTAAATAGTCTGTGCCTGCTAAGTAAGGATTGTCTTCTAACAAAGCCGGTATGAATTTTCTAAACACGCCGTCCTTTCCCATAAAGGATTCGTTAGCGGGCGATTGTTCTATATATCTTTTCTTTACCCACGCTGCTCCGCTACCGCCGGGGTTAGCAGTGCATCTCATATAGGTTTGAATTTCTGGGTCTGTTGTTCTTAAACGCGAGGCTAAGTAGTTCCAAGCAAACTCAGTGGGTAGATGTGTTATTTCATCAAAGCCAATCCAACTATAGGCTTGTCCTTGAAATCTATAAACATCTGAATCTTTTTCTAAGAAGGAGAATTGAATAGTAGCGCCAGAAGGAAATTTCCATATCTTATCTACTTCTCTAAACCTAGCACCAACAAACGCTTTCGGATAAAGTTCCCTACTCTTGTCTATTAATTCTCTAAGTTCTGGCATAGAGCGTCTAAGTATTAATGCTCTGTGTTGTTCTCTGTGTGCATATCGTAATGGGTCAACTAACATAGCGTAGGACTTACCGCCTCCAGCTGCGCCACCATACAAGACATCTTTCTCAGGGGCGGCGAGGAAATCTGTTTGAGGTCCGGGGTTTGGTTCAAAGAGTATCCTCTTGCCCGCTAAGTTAGCATTCTTTATTGCCTCTTTAGTTACAATACTCTTTCTCGGATTCTTTGCTATCTTCTTCGCAACTTTAGTGGCAGCCTTTGTTTTTTTACCAGCGGCTTTTATATTAGCTTTCTTTTTTTTATTAGCGCCTTTAACTTTACTAAATCTTCTAACAGCTCCCGTTTTAAAGCCACGCTTCTTAGCAGGAGTGCCGTCTACTTTTAATTTAACTTTATTATCAACAACAGCATACTGTTCTATATTTAGTTCAGGGTAGTCTTTTTTAAATTGTTCTACGCTTATATAACTAGCAGAAGTCATTTCTTAACTTTGCCACCCTTCTTAAATCCTTTCTTCATTTTGGCATAAGCTGAGGGACTAATTGTAGAGTTTGCTTTCGTTCTACTTGTACCGGCTTTTTGTCTATCGTTTATATTGTCGTATAAACCTCTCTTTTTTTTCGTAGCCATTATTTACCTTTCGCCTTAGCTTGCGCTTTTTTACTTAATTCTTTTAAATGATACAGCCTTACACTAGAAGCCGTGTGTGTTTTACCGCTGTGCAATGTACCGTTTGCCATCTTATGCATCTCGCCTTTATACACAGTACCATCTTTTTTATAATGCTTAACACCTTTCATAGAATTACCATTTTACTTTATCTGCCCAATAAGCGGCGGACAGCTTACCTCTTTTAATATTCTTACCGTGTCTAGCCTTAAATGATTTACGTTTAGCTTTCATTTTATCAGACTCTCCAGCTTTAGGTTTACCTGCAGTCTTTGCACCTTGTTCACCAAAACGAATCATTTTAATAGTGCTGCCCTCTTTGGCTAACACTACATGAGACTTGGTAGGATGGTTGGGAGTACGTTTGGGTTTGTTATAACCTGCAAATGTTTCTCCTCTATACTCTATTGACATTACTGTTCCTAAGAATTTTTATAATATAATATTTCTTCATACAACTCTTTTACTAAAGCAGACTTCTTTTTTCTTCTATCTAGTTCTACTTTATAACTTCTACCCAGTGTTTCTAATTCTGCTTTGGATAGTAAAGATAATTCTTTTTTAGCTAACGAACTGCAGTCTTTATTAAACATACATTTAAAAGTATGTATACATTTGTTAACAGGCTTTGGTCTAACATCAGTATAGCTAGTCATATATCTTTCATCTAACGTAACAGTAACACTGCTACTTGTAGTTTTTGAAATACTCATTATAATCCTTTTGTTATCTAAAGAGTATCTTAAAGAAGTTCTTTATTTTAATTATATATAAAATTAATAAAATAATTGTTCTTTAAGATATTCTATAAGAATATTATACACTAAAATTTACAGATTGTCAAGCGATTTGTACCTTTTATTTATTACTTTCATTAAACCTGCTGGACTAATCTTTCTATCTGTCTTAAAATATAAATAATCACAGCCTTCTCTTAATGACAAGGCTTTGTTTTTAATATACTGTGCAGTTTCTTCTAAAGCTTCTAGCTGAGATTCTATAGGTTCGTAGAAACCTTCGTGGTGTTCCGAATCTTTGTAGCCAAATGGTATAGTAGAACCTTTCTTTCTAACTAGGACTACCTCATTAGAGGGTAGTTCCATTTTATCTAGTAAACTATTCATTAATTATCTCCGCATTCTCTGCATCTATAGTTATTTCTTCTTTGGCAGGCATAACAAAGATACCACCAGTGACTGTATGGTCTACACTTACCTTAGATTCTTTAATAACGCCTACTCTATCTAACAAACCCTGTGCAGCATTAAGCTTTTGATTAGCTTGTGGTATTGGTACAGAGCTATCCATTATATCTACTAGCTTATTTGCAGCTTTCGGGGCGTTGCGCGCCAGTATTAGCGTAGCTATCTCTATAATCTCTTGTTGTAACGAGCGAACCAGTGCAGTTGACCCCGCACCTTCCTTATATCCCGCTTCAACCATAGCTTCATTGATGTTGCCACTAGCATTTGTGTACAAAGCATCCAAGAATAACTCTTGTTTCTTTGTATATTGTCTTCCATCTTTCTTTGCAACCGTTGGTAGCATAAGGTTATTCCTATATTAGTTATATAATAAGTATATTAATTATACACTACGTTTTAAGATTTGTCAAGTAACTGGTTAACATTCTTTTTTGGCACAAAATGTACAACATTGCTATAAATACAGAGGGGTGGTGGGGTGGCACATGCCTACCCCCTATATAACCACGCGCACACGCGCACAATTTACCGCGGATATGTGCGCGAATGTATACCGCGAGTGTATACGCGGTTATATGGGCAAATTTCTGGTAAACAAAAAAAAATAATCATTGACAGTATGAAATTTTTATGCTATCGCGCGCGTGTTACCCTGTTTTTTCCCTGTCTTATGCTGAATTCTTAATATTATTTATTTTCTACTGGATATTATCGCGGGATAGCTAGAAAAATAAAGGGCTGATGGCATATTGATTTTAAATACTTGCGCCAAATAAAATAAAAACGCTTGACATATGGCATGAATGCGCGTAAAAAAGTAATTATCCCTTGACGGCGCGGGGATTTAACACCAAACACCGCAAGCAATTCAACCGCGGTTGAGTTGGTGGTTCTTTAAAAATTAGGTTATAGGCATGCATTTGGAACATTCGTTCATTAGTGCATGAATACCTGTAGCCGTTAATAATATAACTAAAAAAGGAAATACAATGACAAAAAAAGTTGAAAATAAAAGAGTACATGAGGAAGTTATAACGCCAGTTAATGAGCAAAAAATAACTTCATTTTTAACCAATGTTAAATACCTTAACACCGCGGACGCTGATACAGAACAAGCAACAGTTAAGGCGCTTTCAAAGTGTAATGATATTGTGCAAGATTTCAAAGGCTGGAACGCTCAAGAAGTCGATACTAAATATCAGAAATTATGCAATGATAGTGGCATATATTTCAAAGCAAAAAAGGGTATATGCTTACATGAGAAAAGCGGGGTAAAATTAGGAAAAACCGCGGGAACAGTTGTTAGTGCATGCAAGCGCTTTATCAATGATAATCAAGTCATTACTGATAAAACCACTTACTCAAGCATTAAGGAACATTTCAAAAGTAAGCAACCTAAATTGAGCGATATTAGAAAAGCGCAAAATAAAAGAGTTTTGGCGCTATCCGATAAACTCAT